GCAGATTTAAGTAAGAGGACTAAAAATGTTAAGCACAAGAGAAAAGTATTTAGTCACACACTAGATAAATACAAAGTAAAAGTAGAAGATTGGGATATATCTAAAAAAGTATTAGTAGGTCAACAGTTGATTGACTTATTGATAGAAAGTACGGGTTTGTGTGAAGTAGTAGCTATTAACGTAGCCCGTAACAAAACCGTGAATTACCTACAGTTTAAAAAAGAAATAAAAGACAAAGTAGATCAAAAAAACTTTGAGTGCAGCGTGTTGACTCCATACTACAAACCTATGATTTCAAAACCTAGGGAGTGGCGTAACAGTCCTTTTAATGGTGGTTATTATAACGAGTATTTGTCCAAACAGCCTTTAATTAAAACAAATGATTTTAGTTATTTAAAACAATTACAAGAAGAAGGTCATAAAGATTTTTATGAAGCTGTAAATCATTTGCAGAATGTTCCATTTCAAATAGATAAAGATATGTTTGAAGTTATGGAATTTATTTGGGATAGAGATTTAGGTATAGGTCATTTTCCAACACGTGAAAGTTTATTAGATAAAAATAATAAGCCAAAGAATGTTTTTAGAAGTGAATTAGTAGATACAGATAAAGAAGCATTAATTAGATATAAACGTGATTGCACAAATGAATACAAAAATGAAATAGCTAGAATTTCAAAAGTTCTTTCAACATCAATAGCAATTTCAATCATAAAAGAATATTTAAATGAAAATGTTTTTTACCTTGTTTTGTTTATGGACAGGAGAGGTAGAATATACACCGTAGGTAATTATCTAAGCTATCAATCAGATCAAAAAATTAGAAGTGTTATATGTTTTAAAAACGGGGAAAGACTTGGGGACAGGGGTAAGTATTGGTTATTTGTCCACGCCGCTAATACATTTGGTAATGATAAAATATCATTTGATGAACGGGTTAAGTACACAGAAGACAATTTTGAGCTTATGCTTTCTTATGCAGATAACCCATTTGAAAACAGGGGTTGGGGAGAAGCAGATAAACCTATGGAGTTTTTACAAACTTGTTTTCATTTAAAACAATATAAAAAGTACGGGTTAGATTATGTTTGTAATCTACCTATCTCCATGGACGCAACTTGTAGTGGACTACAGATTTTAAGTATATTGTCTAGAGATTATGAAACAGCTTGGAAAGTAAATGTTACTCCATCAGAAAAACCGCAAGACATTTATACTATTGTTGCAGATAGTGTTATAAAAGAAGTTAAAGAATTAGCTGGTCAAGGTTCTTACGAGGCTAACCGTTGGTTACAATTTGGCATAACTAGAAGTATAGTAAAGCGAAACATTATGACATATGTGTACGGGTTAAAACAATTTGGAGCTCGTGAACAGGTGTTTGATGAGTATAAAAAACAATTAGAACTAGGTAAACCTAAAGTTTTAAAAGACGACGGTTTCCAAGATTGTAAGTGGTTAGCTAATATAAATTGGAAACACATACAACAACAAGTACCTAAAGCATCTGAATTAATGGTTTGGTTTCAGAATGTAGCTAAGTTATTTGCACAAGCTAATTTATGTATGAAGTGGACTACCCCTATGGGTTTTAAAGTTACACAAGATTATAGATACTTACAAAAGTTTAAAGTTAAGACTGCTATATCTGGTTCACTAGTTTATACAACTTTACGCAGACAACTACATAAATTAGATACAAGAAAAATGCAAAGCAGTATAGCCCCTAATATTACACATAGTCTTGATGGTGCTTTAGCACAAGCAGTTGCATTACGTTGTAAACACAGTTCAGAACCAATACCAAATTTATTAATGGTTCACGATAGTTTTGCAACTACGGCTAACAAGGTTGATTTATTACATAAATTCATTAGGCAATCTGTAGTTGATTTATTTACAGAAGATTATTTAGTTAAGCTGTATGAGGACTTTGCTAAACAATTACCTAATAAACAAAAAGCATTATTAGAGCCACCACCAGAAAAAGGAACTTTAGATATTACTAAAGTGCTGGAGAGTAAATACTTTTTTATGTGATGGCACATAGTAATAGGTCAAAAAGAGTACGACCTAAGATGTACTCTTGGAAGTACAAGTTAAATCTTGTAAGCCAATATACTAACAACAAATAAAAACTTATGGAAAAAATAAAACTAACAACTTATACAACTCCAGTTGGTACGGCATTTTACCCGTATTTGTTTACACCAGATACTAAATTTGATGCTAATGGAGTTTACAATGTTAAACTAAGATTAAGTGAAAAAGAAGCAAAACCTATAATTGATTTAATTAATAAGGAAATAACTTCTGAATTAGCTAAAAATAAATCAACAAAGAAATCTGAATTTCTACCATACAAAAAAGTAGATGGTGGTATTGAGTTTCATTTTAAACAAAAAGCTAAAGGTAAAACTAAAGCTGGTGTTGAGTACGAAAAAAAGGTAAAAGTATTTGACTCTAAAGGTAAAATGATTACTACACCTTTGATTGTTTATTCTGGTAGTACGGTAAAAGTTGCTTATCAAATAAGACCTTATTTTACTAACATACTAGGTTGTGGTGCTACATTAGTATTACAAGCTGTTCAATTATTAAACTTAGTTGAAGGTAATCAATCTAAAGATAATTTTGGTTTTAATCAAGAAGACGGTTTTGAATACATTGAAACCAACCAAACAGTAGCACTTAAAAATGGTTCGGTTCAAGAAGAAAAATTCGACTTCTAATTATAGAAGCGGATTAGAAGATACTGTTATTGAAGATTTACAAAAACGTAATATAAATTTTCAATACGAAAAAAAAATAGTTTTATACTTAAAGCCTTCTACTAAGCACAAGTATAAACCAGATATACTTTTAGATAACGGGATTTTGGTGGAGATAAAAGGTTATTTTACTGCTAACGACAGGAAGAAACATCTTTTAGTGAAGGAACAAAATCCCGAGTTAGATATAAGATTTGTTTTTGGTAATTCTAAAAATAGAATACATAAAAAATCTAAAACAACTTATGCTGATTGGTGTATTAAAAATAATATTAAGTTTGCTGATAAATTTGTACCAGCAGAGTGGATAAACAACAATGAAAAATAACAAGGAGTTAAATTTATGGGAGAACACAATACTGAAAGCGAGTTTGTTAGGCATATACCGTGTACTAATCCAATTTGTATGTCTAGCGACGCTAATTCTTTATATAGCGACGGGCACACTTTTTGTTTTAGCTGTAATACTTATGTTGGTAGTACGGGTGTTATTGAGTCCAATAATAAAACATCTAAACAAATTGCTGATTTGGTTTTTGGTAATTTTATTCCGTTGCTTAAACGTAATATCACGTTGGAGAGTTGCCAGAAGTGGAACTACCAAGTTGGTAAAATTAATAACGAAATAGTACATATAGCTAATTATTATGATAAAGATAAAAACGTATCTTTTCAAAAATTAAGATTTAAAAATAAAGTTTTTAAAACAACTGGAAATATTAACAATGCTTTACTTTACGGTCAGCAACTTTGGAGACAAGGTGGTAAGAAGGTTTGTATATGTGAAGGAGAAATTGATTCAATATCTTTGTCGCAATTATTTAATCATAAATACCCAGTTGTGGGAATACCTAACGGTGTTAATGGTGCAGTTAAAGCATTAAAGAAACAACTTGAATGGTTAGAAAGTTTTGAAGAAATAATTTTATTCTTTGACCAAGATACCCACGGTCAAGATGCAGCCAAAGAGTGTGCAGAATTATTTACAGTAGGTAAATGTAAAATAGCTACATTTGAGTTAAAAGACGTTAATGATATGCTTGTTGCTGGACGTGGCGAAGAAGTTATTAAAGCTATGTGGGAAGCAAAAGAATATAGACCAGATGGAATTGTTTATGGTACTGACTTATGGAATTTAATTAAAGAACCAGTACCAGTAGCGGTTGCACAGTACCCATTTTCTGGTTTAAATAAAAAATTATATGGTTTAAGAAAGAGAGAAATAGTTACTGTGTGTGCTGGTACTGGAGTTGGTAAAACTTTATTTACTAAAGAACTTATGTACTCACTAATAAAACAAAATCATAAAATTGGTATCATATCTCTTGAAGAAAGTTTACAAAGAACTTGCCACGGTATTTTAGGAATTAGTTTAAACAAACGTGTTCATATAAAAGGAGTTAGTAATATACCAGCTAACGAACTTGAAGAAGCGTATAAAGATACTTTAGGTAGTGGTAAGGTATTTTTGTACCATAACTTTGGAAGCACAGAACAAGAAAATATATTTACTAGGATTAAATTCTTTGCAAAAGGTTTAATATCTGGTCTTGATATTGTAGATGAGAGAAAAGCCTTAGATGTTTTATTTACTAAGTTAAGAACTTTAACTGAAGAATTAAATATAAGTTTAATTTGTGTGGCACATTTAAAAAGATTAGATGGAAACCAAGACCATACTGACGGGGTAGCTGTTTCACTATCACACATTCGTGGAAGTGCGAGTATAGCTCAATTATCAGATGCAGTAGTTTCTTTAGAAAGAAATTCAAATAAAAATGAAAACAAAACAATTATTCGTGTATTAAAAAACAGATTTTCTGGCGATACTGGAATAGCATCTGCTGTTAATTACGATATAACAACTGGAAGATTAATTGAAGAAAATGACCAAAACTTTATTTTTTGATATAGAAACAAACGGGTTAGACCCATCATTAATTCATTGTCTAGTAATAATAGACGAGAATGACAAAGAATTTACTTTTACAGGAAATGATATTCTGAAAGGAACAAAACTTCTCACCGACAACCTAATAGTTGGACATAATTGTATTGGGTATGACCTCCCCGTTCTCAATAAATTATTAAATTATTCTCACAAAAGAGAGTTAGTCCACGATACGCTTTGTCTTAGTCGCCTTATCTACCCTGACATCGCAAATAGCGTTGATGTTAAGTTGTTGGTGAGAGGTTCAATATCTAAACACTCAGTTGGTAAACACAGTTTAAAAAGCTGGGGAGAAAGATTACAATTTAAAAAGATTGATTACCAACAAAACAACCCAGATGCTTTTGAAAAGTTTGACGATAAAATGTTGGAGTATTGTATTCAAGATGTAAAACTTACTAAAAAGCTATACGAAAAGTTTATGTCTAAAGGCTTTAGTAAAGAAAGTATTGAACTAGAGCATAAAATATCTTTTATAACTAAAGAACAAGAATTACGTGGTTTTTATTTTGATGAAAAAAAAGCACAATCTTTACAAGCTAAGTTATTAGCTAAGTATAACGATTTAAAATTAAAATTAGAAAAAACTTTTATAGATTGGGAAGAAGATTTAGGAGAATTTATACCAAAGGTTAATAGTAAAAAGTTTGGTTATCAAAAGGGTGTACCAGTTAAAAAAACAAAATTAATAAAATTTAATCCATCTTCAAGGCAACATATTGCTAACAGATTAATAACTTTACACGGTTGGAAACCAAAAGAGTTTACGCCTACTGGTACGCCAATGATTGATGAAGACATATTATCTAACTTACCGTACCCAGAAGCTAAACTATTAAATGAATATTTATTAATAGAAAAAAGATTGGGAATGTTATCTGAAGGTGCTAACGGATATTTAAAAGTAGTTAAGAAAGGTAAGATACACACTTCTTACATAACCAATGTGGTTACTGGTCGTATGAGTTCTCGATATCCTAATTTACAAAACATACCAAATACTCATAGCCTGTATGGTAAAGAGTTTAGAGAACTATTCATACCTAAACCTAACTACGTAATGGTAGGGGTAGACGCTAAATCATTGGAAGCAGTTTGCTTTGCTCATTATATTTATAATTATAAAGGTGGTAAAGAATACGCCGATTTAATTCTTAACGGAGATTTCCACGCTTATAACATGAAAGCTGCTGGATTAACTTCTAGAGAATTAAGTAAGACAATGTTCTACGCCTTACTATATGGAAGTTCATTTAAAAGATTGTCTGAAATACTTGATTGTCCTATAGCAGAGGCTAAAAATATATTAGATAAATTTTATAGACAACTTCCATTTTTAAAACAAATTAAAATAGATATAATAGAAAAAATAGAAGCACACGGAGTTTTAAAGGCGTTAGATCAAAGAATATTAACCGTAAGAAGTAACCACGCAACTTTAAATACTTTAATACAATCTTGTGGTGCAATCATAATGAAGAAAGCATTAACAATATTGTGGGATAATTTAAAAGATAAAGATGCTTGGGTTGTAGCAACTATTCACGATGAATTTCAAATAGAAGCAAAAAAAGAAGAAGCCGAATTTGTAGGTCAATTAGCGGTAGATAGCATAAAGAAAGCGGGAGAATACTTTAAACTTAGAGTACCTATTAGTGCCAGTTTCCGTGTGGGAAACAACTGGTCGGAAACTCACTAACAAAGAAAGAAAACAATGCAAGTAATATTAGTATTAACTGACGTAGGAAATGATAAAATTGCTTATTCTCTTTTTGAAGCAAAAGGAGAAGGAGAAACTGCTTATCAAGTGTCAGTAAGTCCATCTGTTCAAATAGGATCTATTCTAGGTTCTTTTTTAAAAACAGTAGAAACATATACAGAAGATTTTGCTAAAATAGCAATATCTGAAGAAGTTAAATCTAAATACCCAGATAATGACTGGAGAGCTAAATTTTTAAAATCAGACGGCTCTGTTATTCAATTAGATTTAAATAAACTTAAACCAAAAGGTAATTCATAATGAGTACGTTAATTGTAGATGCAGATATTGTAGCATATAAATTATCCACAGTATCAGAAAAACCAATACGTTGGGAAAATGATGTTTGGACATTACACTCAGATGAAACTGAATGTATAGTAATGATTAAAGATTATTTTGATAACTTAAAAGAACAAACTGAATGTACTAAAATAGTTTGTGCATTTTCAGATAAAAATAATTTTAGAACCTCTATTTTACCTGATTATAAATTAAATAGAATAAATACTAGAAAGCCTTTAACTTTAAAATTTTGTAAAGATTATATTTATAAAAATTATAATGGTTATTCTAAACCTAATTTAGAAGCTGATGATATAATAGGAATACTCGCTACTAGTGATATTATACACGGTGCTAAAATTATATGTTCTGAAGATAAAGATTTAAACCAAGTTGAAGGTTTACATTATAATCCATCTAGTAAAGAATTTTACAGAATTAATCAACAACAAGCTGATTATAATTTTTATTTTCAAGTTTTAACTGGAGATCAATCAGATAACTATAAAGGTTGTCCGAGTGTAGGTGCTGTTAAGGCTGCTAGAGTTTTAGCTAACTCTAAAAATTATTGGCAATCTGTAGTTGATACGTACGAAGAAAACAAACTAACAGAAGAAGATGCACTAGTACAAGCTAGAGTAGCTAAAATATTAAAAAAGAAAGACTATGATTTTAAATTAAAGAAAGTAATATTATGGTCTCCACCAACTAAACAAAAACCAAAAGGCATTAAGATTTCTTATTCAGAGTCAGAAAAAGAAACTACCGTATTTGGGACAAGGATATAAATATGTCTACAAATGATTTTAATTGTACTTTAAAAGGTTGTTTAGCTGAGTTAGCAGTAGCCTATAAGTTTTTAAAAAAAGGTTACTACGTGTCTAGACCATTAGACCCATCTTGTCCTTTTGATTTAGTTATTACAAATAAAAAAGGTATTAATTATTTAATAGATGTTAAATCTATTTCGTATAGAAAAAAAGATAAAAGTGTAATAACTAGATGCTTGACAACACTACAGAAACAACTTAAAGTTAGATTTTATTTTACTAATATTAACGGTCTTAGTGCAAGACAAATTAAAAATATTAAAAATGACAAACAAAGCATTTTTTAAACAGGTAGGTGGTTCTCATTATAAAACAATGAAAATACAACCATCTAAATTTATTAATGAAAATGAATTACTATTTGCAGAAGGTAATGCAATTAAATATATTTGTAGACATAAATTAAAAGGTAAGAAAGAAGATATATTAAAAGCTATACATTATTTAGAAATGGTAATAGAAAGAGACTATAATGAATGAAAACGATTATATTTTAAAAGCAAAAGAATATTTGTTCTTATCTGAGAACACTAAAGAACCTACGTTATCTACCCACTATTATACTATGTATATAGAAACTTTGTTTAAAGGCGATTTGTCTGCTGATAAAAATGAAAAAACTATTCAAGAATTAAATAAAGATAAAATACCAGATAATAAATCTTTTGGTAGACATAAAAATGAGTGATTTACATAGGTGGAAGAAAAAAACTTATTTAACTGTTAAAATTAAAGTTGATGATATTTTTTTTGCTAAAACACCAGATTTAAGTGGTTATAGTGAATACCCATTTACGGTTGATGCTAAAGTAAAAATAATGGATATGAAAGTAGATAGACACACCATTGAAATGGACACTAACCTAGATAAACCAGTTCAAAAAGAAGATAAACCCACCTATTAGTTGCCCTCTTGGAACAATATATGTTTGTAAATAAAGAATTAATACAACACCTAGATAAACTTTTCCCGAATAAAGTACCAGATATTACTGAAAATGAAAGACAAATTTGGTTTAAAGCTGGTCAAGCTAGTGTTGTCGCTTACTTAAAACAGCTAGAACAAGAACAAAATAACAATATATTAGATTTAACATTAATAAAGAAAGATGAATAATTATGTGTTTTTCACAACCTAAAGCTCCCCCGCCACCTCCAGTACCAGCTGCCCCAGCTACGGAAGTAAATGCTAGTCAAGCTACTCTTAGAGAGAGAGCCCCACAAGCACCCGCTTCTGCTACATCTACACCTTTGAGTGTAAGTAAAAAACGAGGTAAATCAGCTCTTAAAATAGACTTAGACCAGTCTAACTTAATGAGTGGTGGTTCTGGCGTTAATATCCCCTAATAGTACAATAAAATATGGAACAAAACCTAACAGCACGAGCTCGTTACTCTAAATTAGAGACAATACGTCAACCTTATTTAGATAGAGCTAGAGATAGTGCAGAATTTACAATACCATCTTTAATAACTAGAGATGGCTACGGAAGCTCTACTAAACTATATACACCATACCAAGGGATAGGTGCTAGAGGTTTAAATAATCTGGCTAGTAAACTATTGATAGCATTATTACCACCTAACCAACCTTTCTTTAGGTTATCTTTAGATGAGTTTACAATTCAAAAACTTACTCAACAAAAAGGTATGCAAGGTGAGTTTGAAAAAGCTATGGGTTCTATTGAACGTGTAGTGATGAATGAAATAGAAGTTAATAACTTTAGAACTTCTGTATTTGAAGGGTTAAGACAATTAATAGTTGCTGGTAATGTTTTATTATATATCACACCAGAATTAACTACAAAAGTATATAAATTAGACGAATACGTAATTAAAAGAGATTCAGTAGGTAATGTTTTAGAAATTATTACAAAAGATAATACAAGTCTTTCTTCAGTATCAGATGAAATAAGACAATTATGCTATGAAGAAAACGAAAAAGACAATCATATAGATAAACAAGTTTCTATCTTCACGAGAGTGATTAGATCAGAAAATAAAAGGTGGCTTGTCCAACAAGAGGTAAAAGATAAAATCATACCTAGCTCAATTGGAAGTTATCCACTAGACAAGTCCCCTTTTATACCTTTGAGATATACACTAACAAACGAAGATTACGGTAGAGGTTTTGTAGAAGAATATATTGGTGATTTAAGATCGCTAGAGGCTTTATATAGAGCCGTAGTAGAAGGTAGTGCTGCTGCTTCTAAAGTTTTATTTTTAGTAAGACCAAATGGTACTACAAGAATTAAAACGTTATCTGAAAGTCCAAACGGTGCGATTAGAGAGGGAGACGCTAATGACGTAACTACTCTACAGATGAATAAATCTGCTGATTTCTCAATTACTTTTCAAACAATTAGAACTATAGAAGAAAGATTAACTTATTCATTTATGTTAATGAATAGTGTTCAAAGACAGGCTGACAGAGTTACAGCTACAGAAATAAGATTATTAGCTGACGCATTGAATGATAGTGTTTCTGGTTTATATTCTTTATTGTCTCAGGAATTACAATTACCTTTAATTTCCCGTTTGATGTACCAAATGGAAAGAAATAAAAGATTACCTACACTACCTAAAAATAGTATTAAAGTAAAAATAGTTACTGGACTAGAAGCACTAGGTCGTTCTTCTGATTTACAAAGATTAAATACTTTTATCCAACAATTAACTCCATTTGCACAAGAATTATTTAAGTATGTTAATTTTGATGAATATGTTAAACGAGTTGGTACGTCATTAGGTATTGATATGGAAGGATTAATTAAATCACCAGATCAATTACAAATGGAAGAACAAATTGCACAACAACAAGCTATGATGCAACAGGCAACACCAGTAGTCGCTAAAGAAGGTGCTGGAATTGTTAGGGATAGTTTTAAAGCTAGGGGAGAACAACAACAACTAGAACAACAACAACAAGGACAATAACACATATGGGCGAAACAACTACAGTAAACATAACTCCTACAGCTAACGTTGAAACACAAGAGTACAGAGATAGTATGGTTCAGAAAATTGACCAAGCTAACGCTGCTCCTCAACCAACTTTACAACCAACAACAGCTACGGAAGAAGTTAAACAAGAAAAAATACTTGGTAAATTTAATTCACAAGAAGATTTAATTAAATCTTATCAAGAATTAGAAAAGAAACTTTCTTCTAATACTTCTGCTCCTAAAACAGAAAATAAAAATCCTCTACAAGCACAAGCAAAAACAGAACAGCCATCAGTTATTAGTTCTGTATTTCAAACTGCTGAGCAAGAGTTTAATGAAACAGGTCAAATAAGTGATACTACTTTGTCTTCACTAGAAAAATCTGGTCTTCCTAAACAATATGTAGATAATTATTTAAAAGGATTAGAAGCCCTTGGAGAACAATTCCAAAATAAAGCATACTCAATTACTAAAGGTGAAGAACAATATAAATCTATGACTGATTGGGTTGCTAATAATTTAACTGAAGAAGAAGTTGAAACATTTAATAGAGGAGTTGCAAGTGATGACTCTACTGCTTTATTTACTATTAAAGGAATGTATGCTAGATATAATACAGAAAGCAAAGAACCTAAAATAAATTTAGGTCAATCATCTTCTTCAAATTCAACTGGAGAAAGATATGAAAGTGTGTCTCAATTAAAAGAAGATATGAAAAATCCTCTTTACCAAAAAGACCCAGCTTTCAGACAAAAAGTTGAATTAAAATTATCTAGATCAAATATTTTATAGAAATTCTTTCGGGTTAATTAGTTAGACCCGACTGATGTTAACGCTTAATAAAGTCTTAACCGTCCCGAGGGACGACAATTTTGTTACCTAAATAAGCTGTTTTTTAAACTTAACTAAGCAACTTAACTTATAAGAAAGGGAAATAAAATGGCAAATTTTACTCCTTCGTATATAGGTCAGGCTGCTGGTGCAGGCGATCAAAATGCTCTTTTCCTGAAATTATTTTCAGGTGAGACTTTGACTGCTTTTGAAACAGCAAATACTGCCCTAGATAGAACTATGGTTCGTACTATAGCTAACGGTAAGTCAGCAACATTTCCAGTATTTGGAAAAGCGTCTGCTGCATACCACGCTGCTGGTACTGAACTAACTGGTTCAACAATAAATGGTAATGAAAGAATTATATCAATTCAAGATTTACTAGTATCTCACGTGTTTATTGCTTCTATTGAAGAAGCTAAATCATCTTGGGAAGTTAGAAGTATCTATGCAAAAGAAATAGGTATTGCTCTAGCTAATCAAATGGATAAACACATTTATCAAATGTTAGTGAAAAACGCTAGAGAGTCTGCCGCTGCTCCACAAGCTGCTGGACAAACTATAACTGACGCTGACTTTAACACAAACGGTGCTTCTGCTGCCGCATCAATTTATGCTGCCGCAAGATTACTAGACGAAGCTAACGTTCCATCAGAAGACAGATATGCCGCTGTATCGCCACAAGCGTACTACAGTATGGTTTCTGACACTACTGCAGCCGTAATCAATAGAGATTTCGGTGGTTCGGGAAGTTATGCCGACGGTAAAGTATTAAAAATTGCTGGAATTGAAATTGTGAAAACAAATCAATTACCATCAGCTAATATTACTACTGGCGTTGGTGTAGGTTCTATCGTTGGTTCTGGCGGTGGTCTAGGAGGAAACTTCTCTACTACTGTTGGTTGCGTATGGCACAAAAGTGCTGTAGGTACGGTTAAATTATTAGACCTATCAACAGAGATGGAATACTCTGCAAGACATCAAGGAACATTACTTGTTGCTAAATATGCAGCAGGACACGGTGTTCTAAGACCAGAAGCGTCTTTAGAAATTAAGACAGCTTAATTACCTTGTAATGTAAATTAAGATTGGGGGAATGAAAGTTCCCCCTCTTAATACAAAATTAAAATTATTTATTTATGCCTTTAACAGTAACATCAAAACTAGAAGCAGTTAATACTATGCTTACTAGTATCGGAGAAATTCCAGTATCTAGTATAACATCTGCTACTACTAATGATGTTTCTATTGCAATCCAAATTTTAGATCACGTTTCTAGAGAGGTACAGTCTCGTGGTTGGTTTTTTAATACGGATATTAATTATTCTTTAGTACCTACTAATAATAACGAAATTGTTTTACCAGCTAACGCACTAAGAGTGGAATTAGCTGAATCTTCTAGATTACATAATTATGTAGAACGTAATAGAAAATTGTACGACAGAGTTAACAATACATATACTATAACAAATACAGTAAAAGTTAATATTGTATTTTTATTAGATTTTGAAGAATTACCAGAAGTAGCTAGACATTATATAATGATAAGATCTTCTAGAATTTTTCAAGATAGAATGTTAGTATCTAGTGAATTACATAAATTTCATGAAGTTGATGAATTACAAGCCTATATGAATTTAAAAGAAACAGAAGGCGATATAGGTCGTCATAATATTCTTACAGGTAATTATGATGTCTATAGAGTATTAGATAGAGGAAATTACCAACCAGACAAATCTTCAATCGTTAATGAATAATGGCATCAAGATTAATTTCAACAAGTATTCCCAATTTGTTAAATGGGGTATCTCAACAACCAGATACAATAAGATTACCTAATCAAGCAGAAATTCAAGAAAACGGTTTATCAGATGTTGTATATGGTCTTGGTAAACGCCCACCAACTATACACGTAGCAAAATTAAATTCAGATACTTTTGAAAATAGTAAAGTACATTTTATAAATAGAGATAGCACAGAAAGATATACAGTATTAATTAATAATGGTTCTATAAAAGTTTATGATTTAAATGGTGTTCAAAAAACAGTAGTAGCACCTTCATTAACTTATTTAACAACTACTAATCCATTAGAAGACATAAATTTAGTAACTGTCGCTGATTATACATTTATAGTTAATAAAACTATTACCGTTGCAAAATCTGGGACAGCGTCAGCTGTTAGACCAGCAGAAGCAATTTTTTATGTTAAGAATGGTCAGTATTTAACTACTTACAAAATTGATATTGATGGTGTTAATAGAGCTACTTATCAAACTTTAGATAATCAACAAGCATCCCACGCTTCAAGTATTACAACAGATAACATAGCAACAGAATTATACAATGATTTAGTCGCAGCATTTCCTACTGGTTATACAATAGTAAGAGATGGTTCTATTATTTATTTTTCTAAAAATACAGGAACATTTACTGCTTCAGTATCAGATGGATTAGGTGGAGATGGTTTAATTTTAGTAAAAGATAAAATAAAAAGTTTTTCTGACTTACCATATAAAGGTTATACTAATTTTGAAGTAGAAGTAGTTGGAGACCAAGGAACAGAGTTTGACAACTACTATGTTAAATGGGACGGGTCTGCTTGGGTTGAAACTGTCAAATCTGGTTTAGATAATAATTTTAATACAGCGACATTACCACATTTATTAATTAGAACTGCTGATGGTAATTTTAGATTTACTAAAGCTGATGGCTCTACTTACACAGTTAGTTCAGTAACTTATACTACTCCAGTATATAATGGAAGAACTTGTGGCGATACAATAACAGCAAGTGATCCATCTTTTATAGGAAGTAAAATTCAAGATATATTTTTCTACAGAAATAGATTAGGTTTTTTGTCAAACGAGAATGTTATATTTTCTAAAGTAAGTGAATTTTTTACTTTCTACCCAGAGACAGTTACTACTTCTTTAGATGACGACGCTGTAGACGTAGCGGTTAGCCACAATAGAGTTTCTAATTTAAAATATGCTGTAAGTTTAAATGAAGAATTATTATTATTTGCAGATCAAACACAATTTTTATTAAAACCAGAAGAAACATTAACCTCTAAAACAGTATCAATTAATCAAGCTACTGAATACGAAATTGACTCAATTTGTAAACCAATACCAGTAGGTAAAAATGTTTATTTCGCTTTTAAAAGAGGAAGCTACGCTGGTGTTAATGAATATTTCATTTCGCAAGACCTACTAACTAAAGAAGCACAAGATACTTCTTTAAACGTGCCTAGATATTTAACTGGTAGAATTAACTCATTAAAGGGGTCTACTACTGAAAATACTATATTTGCTTTTTGTAGCAACGAAAGAAATTCTTTAGGCGTATACAAATTTTATTTTGATGCTAATAATAGATCATTACAAAAATCTTGGTCTAAATATATATTTCCAAGTGGTACTGTTTTATTAGATGGAGATACTGTAGAAACATTTTTTTATTTAGTTGTAAAAAGATCAGATGGTACTTATTTAGAAAAAATAAATTTAAAAACAAACGAAGTAGATACTAATTTAAACTTTCCAGTTTTATTAGATAGAAAAGTATTATTAACAGGTTCATACAATGCTGGTACTAATCAAACTACTTTTACATTACCATACCCAGATACAAATACTAAAAACGTAATTCTAGGTGGTAGTTGGTCTTCTTCTTTAAAAGGAAGATTAATAGACGTAGTGTCTGCTACTTCAACAACTGTTGTTGTAGGTGGTAATTACTCTGCTAACCCGTGTTATGTTGGTAATAAATATACATTTAAATATAGATTTTCTACTTTTTATGTTAGAGAACAAAAAGGTAGTGGCTCGACATCTACTATAAATACTGGTAGATTACAGCTTAAAAAATTAAAACTAGTTTATGGGGATACTGGTTATTTTACAGTAACTTTATATCCAAGAGCTAGGACAGCTAGTGTGCATAAATTTACAGGACAAATACTTGGCTCTAGTAATTTTATATTAGGTCAACCAGTTTTAGAAAGTGGGGACTTTCAAGTTCCTGTTCAATGTCGTAATTTAGATATAGAAATGGAAATAACAAGCGACAGTTATTTACCTTGTAATTTCTTATCGGCTGAGTGGGAAGGGTTGTTTACAATTTTATCTTCACGTATAGCCTTATAATGAATATAGAAGAACGAAATACTAATACATTTGATATTTTAGATTTAACTGCTAATTTAAGAAAAGCAGATAGATTAGAAGTAGAAGCTATGACTGGTACTACTAAAATATATAATCAATTAAAAAATAGTATTTTACAATCAAGTTATGCAAAAAGTTTTTTAGTAGATAATAAAGTAGCTGGTATTTATGGGGTAAGTAAATCGCCATATAATAATCATATCGGTTATCCTTATTTATTATGCACTAATGAATTATATAAAATAAAAAAAACTTTTATTAAGAATTGCATTGATAGGGTTGATGAAATGCAATCTAAATTTCCTGTATTATTTAATTACATAGATAGTAGAAATAATCTACATATTAATTGGATTAAATATTGTGGGTTTAAAATAATCAACGACAAATATTTTAACAACGTTAAATTTTACGGTTTTATGAAAAAACGAGAGGACTTTTAAATTATGTGTAATCCAGCAGCATACGCTGTATTTCAAGTAGCATCAGCTGTTAATGACTATAACAACGCTAGTAACGCAGCCAAAGCTACTAACGCTAACTCAGAAGCTAACGCAGCTAGAATTAGAAACGAAGCTATATATAGTGATAACGCTTTAATTAGAAAAAAAGAAAGAGAAACTGAAAAAACTTCTTTACAAAAATTTCAAACAAACATTAAAGCTAAAAAATTACTTTCAGAAGCTAAAGTTGGTATTGGTGAGAAAAATATAGGTGGTAATATTACAGATACATTACTTGGAGATATTGAAAGACAAAGAGGTTTTGCTTTTTCTACTATTGATTCTAATTATGAAAATTATGTTAGGTCTATAGACGAAAATAGAGAAGCTGCTAATAGAGGATATGTAAACCAAGTATTAGCGTTACCTAGGGCTGTTAGACCTTCATTCTTACCTTATGCTCTTAAAGCAGCTGGAAACGTAGCTTTAACTTATGCTAGTGTAAAAGCACCAGCAACCCCAGTTGGACAAACAACTGGTTATACTAAAGACGGAATTAATTTAGATTCTTTATATAGTGGTCTTTCATAATAATTAAAATATGGCTAAAAAAATAAATACAGATTTAGGAATTAATGTCAGTTTAACTGATGCACCTGATGTAAAAACAGTTTCAGTTACAAACATTCCTTTACCAACTGGTAAAAATGATTTTGAAGTATTATCTGATGTATTAGGTCAATTTAATCCTAAAATACAAGAATTAGCTAAAAAAGATTTAGAAAGAGAAGCTGAGGCTGATTATGTACTAGGTGCTAATAAAGTTAACAGTATGACTTTAGAAGATGCTAGAAAAGCACACCAAGAAGGATTCCCAGATATTTATAATGGTTGGGCTAGAGTTGGTGCATACAAACAGTATGCCAATAACGCTAACGAAGAATTTTCTAACAATTTTAAAAAACGATATTTAGAAAATAGAAATAACCCAGAATATAACTGGCAAAATGATTACGCAGAGATTTCTGGTCTTTATACTAAAGATAAACAACAAGACCCATTTTTCCAAGCAGCTTACCAAAAAATAAATCAATCAACACAGAAGTGGGTTCAAGAAAAAGAATTTGAATTTCAATCTAAAGAATTAATAGATAGGGTATCAACTGATACTGCATATCAAATAAAATCTCTACCAGATAAAGTTATTGATATGTTAGATGCAGAGTTTAGAGATACAATTCCAGTAGAAACTTCTGGCAAAGATTTTTTACAAAGAAAACAAGAGTATATACAAAATAACTTAGAAAGTAGATTTAATGATGAGTTTGAAAAAATTAAAGCAAATTTAAATCCAGCTTTAACTAAAGTTCAATTTGATGATATTTTATTAACACAGGCACAAGCCCACGCTACTATGGGTGGTAACTATGCTCCTTTCTTTGTTAAAAAAATAATAGAACCAAAATCAGATGGCACACCAGCTATAATTGATAACCCGAGATTTACAGAAAAAGCTATTAGTGTTGTAAGTAAATTAAATGAGTCTATAAAAGTACAACAATTCTATCAAAATTTAAAAACAAATAATACATCTACAATATCAGATGAAGACTATAAAAAATATTCTTCTCAATTATTTGATAATATAGTTAATCAGTATGTGGCTAATGGTGCTACACAAGGTCAAGCAATACAAAAAGCTACTGAAGTTTTACTACCTAGTCTAAGTACAAATAGACCTATACCTCAAATTAAACAAATATTAAATAGACCAATAGGTACTGTAGTAACTAACGATAATAGAGCTGCTTTAAATTTAGCTTTATTACTAGATAGTGCTGGTGCTTTACCAGCTTATTTTGATGGCTCTGAAAATAATAAAGATGCTATTAAATGGAATATGGCTGTTATGTTTTATAGAAACGGTGAAAACATAAATACAATTATACCTAAAATAGGTCAATTAGAACGTTCAACTAAAATTAGTCCATTAACTGATTCAGAAAAAAATACATTAGGTAGTACATTTAAAAATCTTCAAACTGTATACAACCAAGAATTAGTATACGGTGTAGCACAATATTTTAAAAGTACGGACACTAGTGGTACAAATTTAGAAAAATTAACAGAGCAATACGTAGACAAATATTTCTTTAAAGATAAAGGTGGAAAATATATTTCTAAAAGTAAATTAAGATCATTAGGAATAACTGAAAACGATTACGATGATTTTAAAAAAGAAGCTATAATGTCTATTAAAGATAGCTTACCTAAACCACCTGTAGTAGAAGACAGTAAAAACGTTGGTAAGTTTGGTACTAATAAATTATTAAAAGAGTATTATAAAAACAACCCAGACAAAATACCAAATACAAGTTTTAACTCTGACAATTATGATTTCATAATTAACCCAGATAATAGAACAGCTTACTTTGTTTTAAATGATGGTACTAATTATTTTCAACCAGTTATGATGACTAATCAAAATGGTGAGGAAAGAATATTAATGTTTAATTTAGGAGATTTACAAACTAAATTTATTAACACAAAAAATACTCGTGATAATAAAAAGTTAAGATTAGCACAAGAAAAAGATAAAGCTATAAAAGAATTTATTAGTTTTAGTAATCCAAATGAATTACAACAACAAATAAGAAAAGCAGGATTTTAAATGGCTAATATAAATTGGGATTTTATTAAAGAAAAAGAAGGTGGTTCTCAAAATAATGGGTATGTACCAGAAGGTGGGGATAACTCTGGTGTAACAATAGGGTCTGGTTTTGACTTAGGGCAACAGACTGAGGAAACTATAAAAAACTTTGGTTTTAAAGATCAAAACATTTTAAATATTATTAGACCATACCTAGGTATTCAAGGTGCTAAAGCAAAAGATGTTGCACCTAATTTAACTTTAAGTGATGAACAAAAATTTGATGTCGATTCATCTG